TGCTGCCGCAGATCGCAGGGCCGAGGAATCTTGTAGAGCAGCCAGACCCAAGAACGGGGCGGATGGAGTACGCGCCGTCAAAAGGAGCTATTCAGGCGATTGACCAATGGCTGGAAGGGAGCTTTCTCCTGACCGATTTGCGACAGTCAAATGCCCATGACGAGGACAACATACTGCGCCTGTTTGAGTATGCCTACCGCCGATACGGATGTTCGGTGTACTTGGTGGACAACATCATGACGGCAAGCCTGAAGGGAGAAGTGGAGCTTGGCCATTATGGGGCCCAGAAAGCCTTTACGCAGAGACTTAGCGCCTTCGCAAAACGCCACGATGTACATGTGCATCTGGTGGCCCATCCCCGGAAGGCTGGAGAGGAGCGGGGACTGACAGCAGACGACGTTGCGGGGGCGGCGGAGATTACCAACCTCGCTGACAATGTTTTTTCTGTGGAGCGGGCAAAGGAATCCGACGAAGTTGACTCCAGGATCAGGATCATCAAAGCCAGAGAGACCGGCAGCCGCGAGGTAATCCCACTGATGTTCGACACCAAATCACGGAGATACTACGACGCGGGAGGGAATCCGACAAAGAGATATAGTTGGGAGGCAGCCAGAGATGGACATGGATAAGGCGATAGGCATAGCGGCGGAAGAAGCCATGCGGCATATGAAAATCGGCATTTTTGTGTTGGACGGAGGCGGAGTGGAATTGGCGAAGGGGCATTTCGAGGTGGCCTATGCGCTGTTTGCCCTAGTGTTGGAGTGGAACGATGGAGAAAATCACGTTTAACATACCATACCCGCCCACGAAGAAGGGCAAGTCGGCCTTCTGCCGCCGGTTTGGGCTGAACGCCTACTACTCCGGAAAGCACTGGGCGCAGCGGAAGAAGGACGCCGACGAGCTCCATGCGCTGACCCTGGCCGCGCTGAAACAGGCTCGTGTGAGGCGCGGGATGGTACGTGGGCCGGTCTCCATCACCTTTGCATGGGACGACGGGCTGGACATTGACAACCACGCCGCCATTGCAAAAGCCGTGGTGGACGCGCTCAAGGGATACCTGTTGCCGGACGACGATCACCGCTGGTATAGGCAGGTCATACATAGGCTTTGGGACGGAGGATGTATCCGGGTGGAGGTGACCGAGCTGTGATAACCTCAGACCCCTACGGCATCAGCGGAGCGGTGGCACCCTGGCGCAGCCTGGACGCGATGGAGCCGATCGTGGAACGCAATATTACGGAGCGGGACGCGGAGGAGGCGGCAATCTGTGGACAGTGCCCGCTGCCGGACTGTAACCCCAAAAGAGTTGGCTGCCTCCTACATACCAGAGCGAAAAAGCCAAAACCGTCCCGCGATTTGCTGGAGCGCATGGCGCTGGACGGGCATGGGCCGGAGGAGATATCCCAGGCCACCGGATACAGCATATCAACCACCGCGATGTACATGAAAGATTTTTTTAAGGCTGGGCTATGTGAACGATGCTCATCCAAGAGCATTTGTGATGCGGCTGGCGGAACGTGTAGCCGCAAAGAGCGATGGAAAGCAGTCAAGGAGGTGCCAAACGGTGGACGATAAGACGCGCGCCCTGCTGGGTGATCACGAGGCGGCTAAGCTATGAGGGTGTTGGTGGCCTGTGAGGAGTCGCAGGAAGTCTGCAAAGCGTTCCGGGCGTTGGGGCATGATGCGTACAGCTGCGACATTGAGCCGTGCAGCGGTGGTTTCCCTCAATGGCACATCCAAGCAGACGCGCTGGAGTTGCTGAAAATGCAGTGGGATTTGATTATCGCCCACCCGCCGTGTACTTACATGACAAAAGCTGGGGCTGTCCGAATGAGAGTAAACGGCGAAATCGTACCGGAACGGTTTGAAAAAGCTATGGAAGCAAAAGCGTTTTTTATGAAATTCTATGAGGCGGAGTGCCCCCGAATAGCGATTGAAAATCCTACGCCGATGAAAATAGTTGGCCTTCCACCGTATCAGCAGGCAATCCAGCCGTACCAATTCGGGCATCCATACAGCAAAAGAACTTGTCTGTGGTTGAAGGGACTACCGCCGCTTATGCCAACCGAGATTATTTTGGAGCATAAGCCTTATGTCAATGGTGGATGTAAGGACGCTCACGGGAATTACAGGCGATTCCAGGGGCGCAAAGAGCGTGATCCTAAAACCCGCTCCAAAACATTCGGAGGAATTGCCAAGGCTATGGCCCAACAGTGGGGAGGTATCTGTGGTGGATGATATCAAATTAGCCCTGCTTGGTGATAATGGTTCTTCCTGTTCGTATCAAGGAAGGTTGAGCGGAGGAGATGGAGATGCTGGAGGGGATGGAATGAAAGAGCATTGGAAACCGGTGAAAGGATTTGAAGGAAAATATATCGTTTGTAACTGGAGGCGCTGAACAATGACAAAAAATGAATTTATAGCCCTAATTGGGCAAGACGTAGTTGTAGACTATCCATTTGGTCGAGAACTCCAGCGGTGGAGCATGAAAAACTTTTATATCGATGGAAATGGCGAAGTCAAACATAATCGTCTCACGCTTATTATGGATGCTTTTATTGCCAACGCAAGATATCCCCACAAAGGGAAGCCCACGCATGGTTAAGGAGGCGCTGAAAGATGGGGGCGATTGATTCGGATGCGCTAAAGGAGTATATCAAGAAAACAGATTTAACCGCTGTTGAACGGGGTGCGCTTTTGCAGGCGATCTCTAATATGCCCACCCTCACCCCGCCGAACGAGCCGCTGACGCTGGATAAAAAGCGTATGATTGCAAAATCGTGTTTGCATTACAGCAAATCGGGGAGCTGTACCCTTCGGGGATATGCTCCATTAGATTGTCCAAGGTGCAAAGAGTGGCAGAGCAACGAGTCGAACGACGCTGGAGGAGCTGCGGGAGATGGACGGGGAGCCGGTATATATTATCGCAAAGGATATGGGTATAGCAGAATGGAATGTGATCACAGGAAAAGAACCTATTGCCATTGCTTACGATTGTCCAATGCCTGGATTCAAGAGCGTGGTGGAGGGCATCGCGTTCGCCAATGGTAGGGCGTTTCGCGCTGGAGCTTACGGGATTACCTGGCTAGCCTACCGCCGCCCGCCGGAGGGAGAAGCCAATGCTTGAGGTTTGTCCCATTACACTGAAAGAGGCCAATGCCTTTGTGGAGCAGCACCATCGGCACCACAAGCCGGTCACGGGCCACAAATTTTCCATTGGTTGCACCGACGGAGAGAAAATCGTCGGCATTGCTATTGTAGGTAGGCCGGTGAGCCGTTATCTTGATGACGGCTGGACTCTGGAGGTTAACCGCCTCTGTACCGATGGGACGCACAACGCTTGCAGTATGCTCTATGCCGCAGCCTGGAGAGCTGCCAGAGCAATGGGCTACCACAAACTGATTACATACATACTGGACAGCGAAAACGGGTCCAGCCTGCGGGCGGCTGGGTGGAAATGCGTAGGACAGGCTGGCGGGTTGCGGTGGACGGGGAAACGCCGGCCAGAAGTTGATCTATGCCCCGCCCAGATGAAAATCAAGTTTGAGATTGACGATGGGAAGCAGGTATCGCCGTGAGACACCAATACACACGCGCAGAACTGGAATCCATTACCCAGGAGACGGCAATCTACATTGAGGGCGCAGGGATAGCCCAGCTCCAATGGGGCGGCCTGGAGATTGCAGAAGGGTGCAGGGATGGATATCTGTACTGCAAGCACATCAAGCCGTTTGCAATGGAGTTGTATAATAGGTAC